CCAATTACTACGCCAAGATTTACCCGTGCGCTGGCGGCATTACTGGCTCCCGTTCCACCATCCGCAATGGTGATGTCTGTGATGCCAGTGATCGTGCCACTGGTAACGGTCAGGTTTGTGAGGGTTGCGCCATCAGCGTTAAGCAAGGCAATTGTGCCAAGACCTAACGTTGTTCGTTGTGCTGCAGCGCTTAAGTCGTCTAATAGTGCCCGACCTGCAGCGGTACAGACAATCTCTTCAATAATTCCAGCATTTGCGGTGCTACGCCCCAGCAAACGATCGGTTGCCGTAACGTTCTGGACCTTGGCATAGGTGATTGCATCATCAGCAATCGACGCAGTGCCTAGCTTTGTCGTACTGCTTTGATCAAGCTTGTTTAGATCAATGGTGCTGACATCGATCAGGTCAAGACCGGCGTCAACAAGGTTTTTTACAGTAACCTTCTTGGTCTCGGAACCGCTAATGTCCGCAATAGGCAGAACGTCTACTGCTGCGACCCCAGCCTTGGACAGCTCATTAAGCTGCGTAATTCTTTGGTCAGCCAAAGCTCAGCTCCTTATGCCGGGGTACTTGCGCTTAGTTTAATCCGTAACTTCCTTCAACAGGTAATCAAGCGACTGCTCTTGACGGATTCGATCGTCGTCTTCTTTCAAGATGTACTCAACCAGCGATCCAACCACAAGCTTTAGCTCGCCAGTGGTTACAAAATCCAAGGTGCATCTGATTGCGTCGTCTAGGTCAACTGAAACGCCAGAATTGGTTACGACAGCAGTGAGAGAGTAAAAAACGCTCTGCTCTGCTGGGTTTAAATCCCTATCAACCAAGTAAAGGAACAGGTCAAAGGCACAGCCCAAGTCCAACCTTTGGATTAATTGCAACATCAGTAACGACGTTTCTTTTGTCCCATCCGTCGCATTATTGAAAATGCACTCAATACGTCCGCTGCCGCTGATCAGCCCAGCGTTGTATTGATTCTTAAACTTGTCCGAAAGCGTTGTTGTGTCAACTTGCTCGCGACTGGCATTAAATTCGTAGCCCGTAACGTCACCCAGAATGTTAGAGCTGACGTCTCTAACAGCAATTGTTACCGCAATAGGGTCGCCCGTGAAAGACTGAAGAGCAATCTCATTTGACCTAGCATTATTGACAGCATCCGCAAATGTTGAGAATAAACGCAATCCACCTGCAGCGTTTATATTTATATAAGCACTAAAAGTATCCTCTACTGCTCCAGAAGACCAGTTGGAGACTGGAATAAACAGAAGTTTACGCGCATCAGTTGTCTCAATATTAATTTTGTCTCCCGTAAAAAGATTTTCTATGCCATTTGTCGTTCCAATGCGGTTGAGGATTGTGCTGATGTCATCAAGGCCGATAATTTCCGGCAAAGTACCAAGACCTACGTCCGTTCCACGGCGCAATCGGACATTACCTTGGCTGCCAAGGAAAAACGTCATTAGCTAATGGTTTCAGAGAAGTCGCCGTCAATCGTAAAATTAATTGGAACGACACTTAACTCACCAGTTGAAACCGAAATGCTTGCAGATGTGATGTAAGCGTTGAATTTGATGTCATCTGAGCTTCCCGTTCCAACGTTTAGCTCCATAAACACGCGGTCGCTTGTTTCGATAGAACCGGTTTTATGGATCTTTGACAGCAATGCTGTGAACTCAGTCAAACTTGCGCTTTCGCCGCCTGCTTCGAGTCGGTAATACATCAAAGTCGCACTGCCCGTTGCGCCTTTAACTCCAGGAGTAAAAGTATTACTTGTGCTGGCAATGGTGTTGGTGCTGAGCAGCTCAAGCGTGGTCTCAACGGACCAGTCGCGAATCTTAGCGACAGGCTTGTTGTTGAAGACCAGCGAGCCACTGCGTCCGGTGTAGAAGGCCATCGCTGCGCTGGGCTTAGAACATTGCTTTCATACTAGCTCACATCAAACAGCTCGGGCCTAAAGTCCGCAACACGCGCACGCTGCTCGTCATCGCAGGGATACTCGATAGCTCTCACCGTCACTTCGCCATCCTGATCCATTTCTACCTCCGTGATACGGAATACACGCTTCTGGCCTGACTTGACCCCCATCACATATAGATCTTTAACGTTATTACTAAGAGATGATGCAACGCCTCCTGAAACGCTTACCGCATTTCTAGTGGACACTTTCTTGTCGCTTTGATCATAAATTAGAAAGCTGTAAGTTCCATCTGGAATTTTGTCCTGCAATGGCGAGTTTAAAGCGCCCCCATCAGCAATAACCCCAGAGGAACTTCTGTCCCAGCTGTTAAGGCCGATGTCAACGTAAATAAACGCTCCAGGCTCAATCGGATTGCTTGTTGGAAAAGTCTTGAACTCAATGCCACGCCTAATGAATTGACGCTGATTAACAAGCATCTTGCCAAACAGAATTGCTTGCTGCCTGCTCGTAACAAAACCACTAGCGTCAAACGTTTCTTTAATCGCTTTGGCTGAGTTAGTTATTTTTCTTTTTCTTTCAATCTGAACTGTTCTTTTGCGTTGAAAAACCGTTTCTCCGTATTCTTCTCTATAAACAACACTTGCTATCAAGTCTTGAGTGCTTGCTCCATAATCTAAAAACTCTTCCTTGTAAGAGTCTTCAAGAATATTACCTGTGGTGAACAGTGCGGAAATGGTTAAAGCAATAGGACGGCCATCAGTCTCGGCTGCTCTACCGCTTCTCGTTACAGGCACTACGGGCACCAAAGTCTCCTTGCCATTTTTTCTTGCAAATTCAAGCAGGCTAAAAGGAGAATTGCTTACCCAGAACTCGCGCCAAGATGAATTATCGGCAATTACACAATCCATAAACAAGCCAACGCTTGCCACTGTTTCGCTACCTTCAGGATGAGCAGGCAGTCTATTATTCTGGCAGAATTTTTTGGCAAGCTTAAGACTGTCTTGATCTAAAACAGCTGGTGGCGCGTACTTGCCGATTCCGTTCTCTTTATCGAGAACAGTGTCCACAAAAATGTCAGGGGCATAGCTTGTGCTTTCAGAAGATCGGTTATCAAAATCGTTAACTTTATAACTTTTTTTACCTTCCTCCACAAATGCGGTCACATTACGCAAGTCTTGAACATTGCGACCTGCAAACATGCTTAATCCAAACATTGAAAGGTCTTTATAAACTCCGCCTGTACTTTGTGTTTGCTGTTCAGTTACAGCCGTTAACGACATTTCGGGGCCATTTTCAAGGCTAAATTGAATCTGCGTATCAGTGTTGACCGAGAATACGTCCCACTCATTTGCAAGCTTAGGGCCACGCTCTTCAAGGAATTTTTTCAGATCGCGTGTTTCTGAGCCTTTGAACCACACTTTCCCGGAATCAACGCCGTTTGGCGTAGATCTTGTCCTTTCATTGCTATTTAAAATTACATACGTTCCTTGACCGTTTAAATTAATCTCGGAATTTACGTCATAGACAGGTTCAAGCTTAAAAGCATACCTGTCACGGCTTGGAGCAAGAAAATTAAAATCGTTGTACGCATCGCTCTCTGAAGCTTGGCGCAAAGAGAAAAGCACTGGATGTACTGTATAACTCTTGTCTGACCCTTTCTTGTAGGAAAACCTAAAGAAGGCTTGGCGTCCATGTATGCCGTTATCACCTCTTGAATATTTTTTGGATGCCGGAGTTTCCCCATACTTTTTTTGGCGGCCAGATATTCGTCTAAACAGTTTTGATTTAATTGAAAACTTAACTTGATCAACTTCGCTCATCGTTTCGTATGCCGCTGATTCTGCTTTTACTAAAGCTTTAACGAAGAAATGGTTGTCAGCTGAAGCTATGCAGTCTTCCCAGTTTTCTAAGAAATGGTTGATTCTGCGTCTAGCTTGCGCTTTGTCTGCTCGAATTTTGTCAAATACTCTTCCTATTGCATTTACAGCGTCTTCGTCAACAATCCTTTTACCCCTTGGGAAATTATCTATCTGTTCTTCCATTTGCTTAAGGCCGCCAAAGCCATATCGATTTACTTTCCCTACACCATCATCAATTGGGGCAAGACTTACAAATTCGCCTGTTGTGTTTCGCAGTTGCCTAATTACCGGCCTTCTAGCCTTGACCTTGAGTTCTTCGCGCCTACTTTGAATTTCATCTTTTACCTTAGAAAGTTTTTTTTCAAGTCTTTTGGCTGACTTTTTTAAGGAAATGCCTCCATCATTGTTCGTTAGATCAGCCCAGCTTGGCACTCTTACTACTGTGGCATCGCCGCCAGTATTGTCGAAAGAACTTGCCTTAAGTCTTTTTGACTTTCTCAGATCTTCATTTACTCTTGCTTTAATATTTTTTAGATCATTCTTTAATTCATCTAAATCGCTAAGCATTTTGCCCAAATGTCCTGGCTTCTCATTATCTTTATCTTTATTAATTGCTACTATAATACCGGACCTTAAACCTCTGTTTTGACCATTTATAGTAATCACACTTAACCAGATATCTGATTTATCATGATCTCCGGCATTAACTTCATCAATCACCTGTTGCGCTTTTCTGCGATCACTATTCAACTCTGCTAAAACTTTTGCAGCGTTCATGGTTGGCGGATCTTCCATGAACTGACGTTCCAATTCTTTTGTATATTCAACTGAGCCCCCAGGGTCAATTGTTTCAGAGTTCCTTTGGTCAAGTACGTTTTTCCATTTAGCTGTACGTTTGTTATTGAAATTATAATCAACCTTGCAGTTGCCTAGCTGATAAGTATTCTCAAATCTTGTCCTTATATATTGCCGTTGATTTGACTCTTTTTCTGTCTCTTTTTCGCTAACAGACAACTCTTCAAAATCTTTATCGAATACAGTAGGAGGATCAGGCACTGCCTCTTCCTCCTCCGGCTCGTTTTTTATTATCTTTAAATGCTTCTCTAGCTTTTTCTTTTCGTCCCTTGCCTCTCGGATGGGTGACACTTCATCGTATGGAGCGGTTGGGCAAAAGCCGCTCTCTACGCACCTAAACCTTACGTTTACGTCACCATTGTCAATATCTTTAGAGTCTCCAAAACTAATTAAACGAAATTTTGCAGATCCCAACATATAAGTGCTTCCAAAGTCCAAAGCATTTACTGATTGACGGCGAAGATTAACGGCTAAAGGAACTGCCTCTTTATCGCCAGCGTTGGCAGCAAACTGTCCATCCGAGATTCCGCCTTTGTAATCTTTATCCTGAAATCTAACTATGATTTCCCTGCCTTCTTTGTATTGAAAGCTTGTACTTGTCCAGTCAAGTTGTTCCAGTTCAATTCCGTTAAGAGCATCTTGCTCTTCGCCTTCGCTATCCCTTGTCACCATCTCTACGTTGACAGGAATAGGGTCGTAAACGCCAAGAGCCGATGAAGTTGTAGGAGAATATGCTTGGCTAAATCCTGCCGTTCCACCTGGGTTAGCAGTCGTAATAACTTGGCAAACTGTTTGCCCTCTTCCACGCAACAAGTCTTGTGGATAAAAACTAAGATCACCTCTTTCGAGATCATCAAAGGCTGGGCTCTTACCCCCGGCTGCGCTTTTATAAAACAAGAAGGTTGTTGCTGGGTCTAACTGATCAACAGAAAGAGAACCAAAAGCGGTTCTTTCGGGACTAAGTTTTAGTATTTCCGCCGCACCAAGAACAAACAGCAGTTGCATGAATTGCGATGAGCCGTAATTGTCGACTGACGACCACACCAAGGAGCCACTAACTCGGACTCCTCCTTCTGGATTGTCTTTTTTGTTGGTGTAAACAAGGTTTACTGGATCGCCGTAGGACGCAAGCTCTGGGGCGCTATTAAAACCAGAAGAGGGCGCAAAACGTTGCTGTCTATTCCTTCGCTTGTTGTCAGCACCTAGATCAGGAATGTTTGGTTTAGGCGCTAGTAGTGCCGCTCCAACCTGAAACAAGGTGCCAACAATTGTTAGTACAAGCGCAACTGTTCCAAAGTCATTCCTAACGTCAAGCGCCGTGCCAGCCTTTGGATCCTTATATTCTTGCTGGAGCGCAACAAACTCCAGATACTCTTCCTTGCTTACCCCCAACGCTTCAATCAGCTGGTACTCGTAAGGCAGCAGTCTCCGATTCATCAGTTCAACCAGAAATAATTTGCGCTGACACGCTCAACTGGAATGCACACAACACGTTTGCCTGGAGCAATGCAGATCAAACCCCGATCCGTCACCGTTCCAAGTGCAGCGTTGTCTGTACCAGCAAGCAAAGCAGCAGCACCAACTTTTGGTATCTTAAGCCGCTTCCCGCTCTGAAGTAACCACCGAGCCATCTGACTTGGTTTAAGTGTTTCAGATGAGTAAAGCCAGTAAACCCAACAAAACTGCTCTGTGTAGTCCGACAACCCAAGCCGTGAACGGATTTCACAAAGCAGCTGAAAGCAATCAGTCTTATTCCGTCCGTCTGCTGGGTGAGCGCCCCAGCAATACTCCAGCCCAATTAAGTCATTCATCGCAATGACAGGTTTGACTCAAGGGGCAAGATGCCAACGTTTCTTTCCGTCAGAGTGCTGGCCGGAAAGCCTCCTGCTACACCATCTAAAGCAGATCGAAAACGAAGCTCAATAGTGTCATCACTAAATGCAGCTCCAATCCCCACGTAATATTCTTCCGGTCCAGTGCTGGGGATACCACCACTAGCCGTAATGAATCTGGTACACAAAAGCAATTTGCTTAGCCTATTCCCGTCGCCTTCTTCTACAAGACGAATTGCGTACTCACTGGCTGGCAAACGAATAGTAATTTGCTGGTTGTCTGCATTCAAGCTAGACACGCCTCCTTCTGCCTCAAACGGAGCAAAACTATAGGGTTTGCCTTTAAATGTTTTCGTTTCTTTTATAAAATAATTTTGGTAGTACTTATCTTCGCCTTTACTGGGTTCAATTTTAATAAATTGACAGACTCTTATTTGGCTATCCATTACGCATTGATCTCCCCAATAAGCTCAACAGAGACATTGCTAAGCCCTGCTTTTACGCTTTGTACTTCGGGAGGTTTAGCGTAGCGCCAGCGCACTTCTGGGCTCTGTGATGCGCTTCCTCTAAAATAGTTTGCAGTATCAGTACCCATTCCCCTGATTAGTCCTAGACCTAAATTAAACTTATCGAACGTTCCATTAGCGTCGCAGTAATGATCTAAAATTTCTTTGACTGTTCTTTGGGTTCCACCAAGAACTGAAACATCATCGCCAAGATTTTTAAACTGTAATTTCATTCGATACTCCGTCTTCTTATTGCCAAATGCGCGACGTACTGTCGCACCAGACATTGATCTATACACCTTGCTCGGCAAGTCACCCATTGTCAGGTTCCTTGATGACGGAGTTATGTCTGGGAACGTTGCTGCCATTAGCGAAGACCAATCTTGGATCTAGTTCTAGGACTATTCTGCATCTTATCTAAGGTCATGCTCATACCTCGTTTTGCTCCGTCATTAGACGCTTGCTTACGGGTCACTGCCATTGCAGATTCAAGCTGCTCACGACTGACGTATTCCGTTCCACCAATACTGGTTGTCTCAAAGCTGAAGTTCATGGATGCTGCGCCTCCTGAAGCGGGAGAACGACCCATAAGGGAGCGCATGTCCTCATTACGCATGACACCGCCTGATTGCCCTGGAACGAATAGCTCTGGGCCACGCTCTCCAACCATGTAAGGCTGACCGCCTTTGGCAGGACCACCGTTAGCTAAGCCGGTTTGAAAATCGTAAATTGGTCCTTGCACTCCGGCTGCTTTAAACGAATCAAGAGGATTTTCAGGCAACTTGCCTACCCCTCCACCACCACTGCTGCCCATTCCGGCAAATGCCTTCGCAATGCCGATCGCAATGTAAGTAGCAATCATCTGGGTGGCTGCGCTAACTAAAGCGTCCCCAATGTTTTTCAAGAAATCTGCGAACACTTCTTGAGCGCTCTTGGTCCCTGCAATTAATTCAGAGACGCCTGTTGTCATTGCAGTCGCAAAGGCGTTGCCAATTCCAAGGACAGCACTTTCAAGAGCTTGAGCCTGCGCCTGAGCAAGCTCCATTTCTTGAGTAAGGTTTGCAATTTTTGTCGCGTCCTCAATAGAAGCGCCTTCTTGACGCTTGCCTTCAAAGGCTTTACCGGCCTGACCAATAAAGCCAGCCTGAAGACCCGCTCCAGCAAATTTTGTTTTTTGTTGAATATTGAAAGCTTCCTCTAAAGATTTCTGGTTGTTCAACAGCTCAAGTTTTTGTCGAAGTTGGTTAAGCTCAACGTCGCCAATTTCAGTGTTTTCTTTCTTAAGATTATTTATGGCTTGATCTATTTTTTCTTCCTCAAGTCTTCCTTCAAGGCGAGCCTTGCTAAGGTTTATTTCGTCTTCAACCTTAGAAAGCTGTTGCTCAAAAGTTTCTTTTGCTTTTTTAATTGAGTCCAGCCTGCTTCCCTCAAGAGCGCCAAGCCTTCCAAGAGTTTTAGCCTCCGCAATTCTCGTTTTAAGATTTTTATCGACAGCGCTGGTTGTTTGATTTTGAATTTTATTTCTTTCAAAGTCTAGTATTGTCAGCTCTCGCGCAATCTGCAACTTATACGCCAATGCCTTATTGCCATCTCTTAACGCATCAGCTATGGCCTTGTCTTGGCCTGTTGTGTATTCAGTGAGGTCTGCGCCAATTGATAATAAACGAGTTACCTCTGCTGCTCGTTCTAGTTTCTTTTGTTCAGCTTTAAGTTGACGTTCAGCGCTTTTCGTTTTCCTCTCCTGAGTGCCTGCCGCTTTCTCCTGAGCAGCGTTAACGCTATTAGTAAGTTGCAAGTGCTGGTTGCTTGCTTCGTTTCTAATTTTATCTCGTTCAAGCCCTTCTTTCGTCAACACGTCTGTAGTCATTGCTTTATTAAGACGTTTTTCTTCGATAGATGCTGACAGCTTGTTCTCTTTATTTTGCGCTGTTTTGCTTATTATTAACCTTTTATTTGCAACAACTGTTGCATCTGTTAAGTCGTTATTGCGTTTTAAATTTTTTCCTATTAGCTCAGTTATTTCGTTTTCAAGCCTTGAAGAGCCGATGCCTGTAGTAGCTTTTAGTTGCTTGGTCTGTTGCGCTAACTTTTGCGTTGGGGTTAACTCAGGGGCTTGCAGCTCAGGCTTAGGCAGCATTGATAAGCCTTGAGAAGCAACTTGCGCGAGTCCAGGGCCGCCTGGGAGAAGCTGGCCAAAAGCTGTATTTCTTATTATTTTAGGGATATCAAGAGTTACATCTTCGCCTCCAGGAATTGGTATCTTAATGTTGCTAAGTTTAGTCAAAGTCCCTGCTAATACATTTATGCCTTGCGCAGCTAATGTTAAAGCAGGTAGAAGTTCTGCTGTTAAAGCTGATTTAAAGTCACTAATATGCTGCTGCGTTTGCTCTTGAGCCTTATCTAATGCTTGCAATTGAGCAACAGCATCTACTCCTAATTTTTCAGCAACTGTGTCTAGGAGTAAAGCTTGTGCCTCATAAGCTTTGCCTGCAGATTCAAGCTGTTGTATCTGTAGAGCAACTGAACTATTTACCTTTATTCCCGCATCTCCTAAAGCAGCAAGAGCAGCAGTTGGTTCGCGCAACGAACTGCTTAGGGTAGTGATACTGGTTATTACCTGATCAACAGCGGCACCAATTTGCGTACCAACGAGGCTTAAACCAAAACCAAGTTGCCCTCCAGCAAGACCTCCGCCAAAACCACCTAAGCCACCACCAACAGCAGCAGCAGGCCCTTGTCCAAACAACAGCGGGAATGCACCGCCAATGATTCCGCTGCTAACCGCATCTTGACGACGTTTACGTTGAGCCTGTAAGAATAAAGGGCTTCCCTGCGTACTTTGGCTGCCTTGTACTGGGCTAAATCTTCCGGCAGTAAGTGCGCCCTGTTTGGAAATTTTAAGCTGCTGTTCGGCTAACTCTACGGCCTGTTTTAAGGCAGGCAGCATGTTGTTATTAGCAACAACCATTGCTTCTAAATTTATTCTTGATCCTGACAAATTTTGTTTTATTTCTTTAGTTTTAAGTTCGGAGAGAGCCTCTGCTTGCGCTAATTTGCCAGCTTGTATGGCCGCCTTGGCAAGCCCTTCCGCCCTTGAAGTTCTAAGCGCACCAGAACTTTCTCTCGCTATCCTTTGAGATCGTCCCAGTTCAATTTTTTCTTGCACAAACAACGGTCTTTCTTGAGCGCGTAAAGAAACTCTTGGCTCGGAAGTCCTCAATCCCTTCAATCGCTCTGCTTCTAGCCGTTCTTCCCTTGTTGCGTTGACGACTTTACGGGTAATATTTAATTTTTCTTCCAGCAGAGAATTGCTTCTCTGATTCAACTTAAATAAAGCTTCTTGAACGTCACCAGTGCCGCGCAGGACGTTTAAGCGCTGTTTCTCTGAATTTAATCCTTTCTGGCTTTCAGATAAATTTGTAACTCTACGAGTAATGTTTAGCTTTTCTTCAAGCAATGAAACAGTGCGTTGCTCTTGAGCTTCAAGCGCTTTTTTAACCTTTAACAAATCACTGTTTCCAGCAATTTGCCTCTGTATTCGTTGCTCGACAAGAGAGCTTTGCCCTTGAAGCTCAGAAGGCACAGGCCCCGCTGGAGCAGCGTACGAACTTGGATCGCCTGCTAACTTTCTGCGTCGTCTAGCTATAGATTTAGTTGTCGCCGGGTCAAAATTAAGGCTAAAATTGCTTGCCTCCCTGCTCTCTCTGGACAGGCGTATATTTGCTTCGACTTGACTACGAATTGCCGTTGTAGCAGCATTTCTGTTTGCAACTTCTTCTTTAAGTAACTTGTTTGTGATTTTGCTTGCTTCGTTGGCGTCAGCCTGAGCAATAACAACATTATTTATAGCTTTTTTGTACTTGTTGACTGCGTTGCCCGCGCCGTCCAATTCTATTTGTGTTTTGTTTAAGGTTCTATTGGCTTTAGCTAAAACTGCATTATACGTCTGCAGGTTTGCTACAACTGCCTTGTTAAATAAAGGTTTTTTATTAGCTTCGTCAACTTGTCTCGAAAGCCTTTCAATTTTGGCCTGAGCATTGCGTAAGTCTTTTATACCCTTTACGCCAATCTGAATCTCAGCTCTATAGGCCACGACGTTTCCAGCGCACTGCGATGCCTAAGTTTAGCGCCTACGCCGTGCCTTATCCATTTCCTTCTGCTGCTCGTCATTGATCACGCTGAAATAGGCGCTCCAACCAAGCAGTTCCTCTGGTGTCATTGTGGCGCGAACCTCTGACAAGCTCATGCCAAGCT